ATGGATCAAACGGTTTCCATTACGGAAGAAGCAGATACTTCTGTGACAGGTACTGATAAAGAGTCCTATGATGCAACAGTTAGCGCTTTGAAACAAGAAATGGAAAATCAAAAAGAAGTCTTTAACGAAGCATTGGAAAGCATCGGTTCAGATAGCACTGTTGTTCCTAAAGAAGAGCGTGAAGCTTTGATCGAAAGCTTGAAAGATGCTCGAGAAGAGTTGGAAAGTACTCGTAAAGAAATGAAAGATATGCAGAAAGAATTAGGCAAATCTCCTGTTGCAGATGATTCTAGTGACGATTCAGACTCAGATTCTGACGAATAATGTGAAGAAAGGTTGGAAATTTCCAGCCTTTTTCTTATTTTTTTCGAATGGTATAAGTGAGGAGGTGAGGAAATGTTTATAGCGATGGATAAACATCAAGAGCGGTGGAATTGTATGGAGGAGATTCCACCTGTGGCAGCAGGGCCCTTTTATTGCTTAGCTTGTCAGAGTGAAGTGCGATTGAAAAACGGCTCAGTGTTACGGGCTCATTTTGCCCATGTAGGATTACAACAGTGTCCCTACCATCATGAAGCTGAGAGCATGGAACACCTGGAATTAAAAGCCAGTCTTTATGACTGGGGATCAAAGGAAGCTAGAACAGAAGTCGAATATTATTTGCCAGAGTTTCAACAAATTGCGGATCTTTTGGTTGTGGACAAGAAGTTGGCTTTGGAGGTGCAGTGCAGTCCCTTATCTTTGGAACGATTAAAAGAGAGAAGTGATGCATATCGAGCCCACGGTTATCAGGTTTATTGGTTGCTGGGAAAAAAGCTGTGGCTCAAGGAAAGAATGAGCAACTTACAAGCTGGCTTTCTTTATTTTAGTCAAAATCGTGGATTTCATCTTTGGGAATTGGATCTTGCAAAGAAAGAAGTGCGGTTGCAGTACCTCATTCATGAGGATTTACGGGGACGACTGCATTATAAAACAGAAGTATTTCCTTTTGGGAAAGGGCCCTTGCTTGAAATGCTACGGACACCATATCTAAAGCAGCCCTTGCAACAACTGCCAGTAGACCTGGATCAGCATTTTTTATCTTACGTAAGGCAGCAACTATTCTACCGTCAGCCAAGGTGGATGAAGTTACAGGAGCAACTCTATTTGCAGGGACACCATTTACTTGAGAAAGATCTAGACTATTTTTATCCTATGTGTCGTCCCATTGTTTCAGACCATTTGATTCAGATTGAGGGTGATCTCAAAGATTATTACCAGCAATTTCTCACTTATTACAAGGAGAAAGGAATCAAGCCGGTTCAAACTCTTTATTCTCCCTGCTTTTATAGGTGGCAGAAAAGATAATTTTCTGTGTTGGAATTCCCCACCAAACACTATTTTTATGCTAAAATAATACCGTTCGTCCCTAACCCCTTGATAACACTGATTTTTCAAGGTGCTGGAACGAGTGAATACGGGATTGAATACGACATATTTATATTACCATGTATTTTAGCAATTTATCCACGGTATCAGTCCGTTGTTCTTCTGTTATGTGAGTGTATAGATCCAGCGTTATCTGGACAGTGCTATGTCCCAACCTATCAGAAATATTTTTAGGCTCCACACCGGCGCTGAACAGCAATGAAGCGTGCGTGTGTCGTAAGCCGTGAGGTGTGATTGGTTTCAAGGCGTGGCCAGTTATAAAGTGCTTGAAGTAGGGTATAAAATTATGAATTTGCACCCAATCGCTCCGCTGATTCGTAAAGATGAAATTTTCATCGCCCTCAAAATGCTTGCCGTTTTTAAAATAGATCTTTATCTGGTCCTTTTTCCAACTTTTTAGAATTGAAAGCGTGGTAGGATCAATAGAAATCACGCGCTTACTGTTTTTGGTTTTGGGCGTTTGAAGAGTTTGTTTTCCTTTGATCCAGACAGCCGTTTTATTGACGGCGATTTTTTTATTTTCAAAGTCAATATCGGACCATTTTAAGGCAAGGGCTTCTCCTTGGCGTAAGCCGGTATAGGCCATTAGATGGACCAGCGGGAAGAAATAAGACAGCGTGGCAGTTTGAGCTAGTTTTAAAAACTCTTTTAACTCTTCCTTGGTCAAAAAGTTCCCTTTTCTTTGAGTTTGCCGGCTTTTTGGCTTAATCACCTTATCAAAAGGGTTCGAATTGAGAATGTCCATTAAAACAGCATATTTAAAAATTCGATTAATAACCGAAAGATAATGGTTATAGAGTACATAGCTTTCACTCAATTTAATAACCACTTTTTGACAATATGCGACTGTTATTTTTTTTAGCTTCATCTCTTTAAAATGCTCTTCAGTCATTTTTTCAACTTTTGACCGGACGTTTTCGAATGTGCTGGGCTTGACCGTGGTTTTATAGTTTTCCAACCATAGGGAAGCTAGTTCTTCGAATGTGGGATCTTGGAACCCGTCCGATTGATTCGACGGAAGCCCGTTTTCTTCCACGTCAAGCAGCAAATTTCTTTCGACTTGTTTAGCTTCTTTCATGGTTTTGAAGCCCCGGCGCGTGGTTCGCCGTTCTTTTCCAGTTAAAGGGTCAATTCCTAGATAGGTTTGAAATAAGTAACGAGTCTCCCCGTTTTTGGTTGTATATTTTTTTATCATGTCTTTCCTCCGTTTGGCTTGCCCGCACAATTGAAAGAACGAAATGATTTTGCTATACTTAACTTATATCATGTTTTCCCCGTGGCTTGCCTCGGGGCTTTTTTATTTATTCGAAAAACAGTTTAATATTATCTGCTTGAGCATTGGTGATCTTGGCTTTAATCGTCTTGACTTCGCTTGTTTCGATATTTCGCAAGTACAACTTAGCAAGTCCGGGCTTTTCTTCTTGAGTGGTGATCGTGTCAGTACTTACTTTGCCTTTTCGTTTTCCAGACGCACCGATCACACCACCTACAATTGTACCGACTGGGCTAAACGCTGAACCAATTGCAGCCCCTAAAAGGGCACTCCCTTTTTTCCCTTTCTGTTTGGTCGTCCCGGTCGTTTTTGTGTGCTCTATAATAGTAGAGCCCTCAAATTGAAAATTTTCGAATTCAAACAACTCCGGAGTGTCTGAATAGAAACCTATATAGTATTGCCCGTCGATTGTCTTTCGAATCGTTGTATTCCCGAATGAAATCTTTGTTTCTTGAGCAGCCTTTTTTCTCATTTCATTCATCGAAGAAATTCCGTCCGCTGTTTTTTCAGTCGCTTTTTTCGCTAAATCCTTAATTTTGTTAAAATCCATGTTTTTTCTCCTTTTATCCTACTAATCGATAGTATTCATCTATTACCATTAATTCATCAGCCGTTGTTTTGAGCTTGTGGCGTTCCATGAAATGAACATAATTGAACTCGCTCGCGTCCCCAGCTTCTAACTCTTCCTTTAATAGCGCGTGGATCATGGCCCTATTGGCTTCATTCTCGCACTTGATCGGGTTTATGGTATATTCGGCCGTCGTATGCTCTAAATGGCCTAATTCGTGCAAAACAACGCGTTTCTGGGCCTCTCTAGTTAGTGATTTATTAACAAAAATGATCTTCATATCAGATAAGATCATTCCCGGTCGTTGCCATAGCTCGTTATCGAAATAAGCTAGTGTAACACCGTGCGAGTCAACTAACTCTTCAATAGTCATAGGCTATCTACCTCTCAAGTATATTTCTATGATGTTTTGAATCGCGTCAATATCTTCTTCTGTAAGTGGCTTCCCATCGAAGGTCTTTGCATTCTCTGCCATTTTTCGAAGGTCATCCGATGTATATCCTGCGATTGTATCATCGCTTGCTATTGCAGGGTTATCTGTACGACCAAGCAAGTAGTCGGTGGACACGTTGAAGTAGTCTGCGATTTCCGATATTCTCTCAGCGTTAGGTTTTTGAGATTTCAACTTATAGAGTGTATTTCTGCTGTAACCTAAATCCTCTTCTAGTTTCGTGAGAGAAATTCCCCTTTTATCGGCAAGTTCTTTAATTTTTTCGTATGTCGGAAACATTGTCAAATCAACCTTTCAGAAGCATAACAAAAAATATTTCAACTTTTTAGGTGTAAAACTGTTGACAAGACACCTAATTGGGTGTAAAATAGTTTTTGTAAGTTAGTGAGTTAGTAAAAAACGAAGTAAAACTTATCTAAAATAAATAGCTTTGGCGAGCGAATAAGTTGGTAGATATAAGGTTTTATCAAGTTTTTAACTGTGCTTTCATTTTAACCTTTTGGGTGAAAGTTGTCAAGCATTTTATAAAATATCTAACTCATTAGCTTACAAAAAATAAAAAAACGTACCTCAGCTGCTATCTGAGGTACGCTACGGAAATTGTTCTGCTCAAGCTAATAGCAGTAACCATCGACACTTCGCTGGTATCGCCCCCAGCACTGCAGTTGAAATAGTTAGGGACTTTGGTCTACGAGAAGTTGCGCTTTTTAACGTGGCTACCTCCCACGACTGAACTCGCACCTATTTTTACGACTCTTGTTTGTCGTTGCTGGCAACCAGACCAGAAATAGAGTTTAACTACTGAGACACAGTACCTTTCAAAAATTCTGCCAATTTGCATCAGCTCCTTTCTGTTAACAAAGGTAGTTTCATTATATGAAAAGTAAGAAGAATTGTAAAGGTGTTATTTGTTAAAAGCTAGGGCAGACAATAGTTTCCGTAAAAAACATTCATTATTTTTACTTACAAAGAAAGGAGAGAAATATGCCAAACATGGACAACGGTCGTCAAAAAATTTTGGATTACCTGAAAGAAAATAATCTAACAATGGCTACTCTAGCCGTTCAGTACAGCATGACACGCCAAGATGTGACAAACATTTTAAACGGAAAACTGAAAAATCCTCAAGCACATCGATTTGTCGCCCGAGTGATTGAAGATTTTAAAATTCGGTAACAAAAAAACGCCGAATGAAGAATCCGGCGCTTGCTTAATATATCTATCTTAATTATATCAAAAAGTGCTTGCCCGCACAATTGGAGGAACGAAGAAATGGAGGAGCTATACTTGCCACCCTTGATCTCGGACGAGATCGCGAAAGTCTATCTCAGATCGATCGTGGATATCGTGAGAGACGAGGTAAAGAAAGAAATAGAAGAAAAACAAATGCCACTGGATCAAAAAGCCTTAATGAAGAAATTCGGCTTCGATCACGGCTATATAAAGAAGCTAGAGCGTCGAGGGCTCGCGTTTCGAAAACAAGGAAAAAAGAAAATGTACGACGTCCGGGACGTGTACGAAATTTTAGAAAAAGAAAAGGAGTATTTAAAATGAATGAAATTATTATTTCTGGGCAAGTTGCCGGAACTGTTGCCATTGGGGGTGTGTGTTTCCTAGCTGGGTATATTGTTTCGTGGTTTGACCATAAGAAACGAATGAAATTCGCAAAAACCGAAACATTAAAAGCTATTGAGGAAGGTTTGCCGGAGCACAACGCACAAGTTATTGAGCAATACGAAGACGAACTCGCAAGTCGTCGAAAAGCTATGAAGCTCTATACTGAATCGCCGGAGGTACCGTTCCATGTTTGGTAAGAAGGCTCGCAAGATCGAGCAACAAACAAAAGCACTAAATCGCTTGTGGTTTATCAATTTGCAACAAACCGAAATTCTGAAAGCCACACTTGAGCGGGAAGAACGATTGCTTGACGAGCTCGCTCGTCTGAAAGGAGAGTTAAGAAATGGTAACAATTAACAAGCTCGAGATCGAGAACGTGAAACGCGTTAAAGCGGTCAAGATCGAGCCATCAGCAAAAGGACTGACAATTGTCGGGGGCAATAACAACCAAGGCAAAACAAGCGTATTAGACGCGATAGCGTGGGCCTTGGGTGGTAACAAGTACAAGCCTTCACAACCTCAACGTGAAGGGTCAACAATTCCACCAAGTCTTAAAATCACGCTATCGAATGGCCTTATCGTCGAACGCAAGGGCAAGAATAGCGATCTAAAGGTTATTGATCCGAGTGGAAACAAAGCCGGTCAGAAATTGCTTGATAGCTTCGTCGAAGAGCTTGCTCTTGATCTTCCAAAGTTTATGGAAATGACGAGCAAGGAGAAAGCTACAACGCTATTGCAGATTATCGGGGTCGGAGATCAGCTCGTCCAGCTTGATATGGAAGAGAAGACCAAGTACCAAGAACGCCACGCAATCGGCGTCATTGCGGATCAAAAAGAGAAATTTGCCAAAGAGCAACCGTATTATCCAGACGCACCGAAAGAACTCGTTTCGATCGCGGACTTGATCCAGCAACAACAAGAGATCCTCGGACACAATGGCGAAAATGCTCGCAAGCGTCAGAATCTCGCGAGAATCGAAAACGACTATCAAGGGGCACTCGCAAACGTTCAACGTCTGGAAGATATGCTCAAGGAGGCACGAGAAAAAGAGCAAGGACTCGCGCAAGACTTGGATATTGCTCGCAAAGACGCGCAAGATCTTATCGACGAATCGACACAAGAGATCGAAGACAGTATCGCAAACATTGAGCAAATCAACTTGAAAGTCCGAGCAAACCTTGATAAAGACAAAGCGGAAGAAGACGCGAAAGTCTACCGCGAACAATACCGCGAGTTGGACCTTGTGATCGAAGGAATTCGCAAGCAAAAAACGGACTTATTGACAAACGCAGACTTACCACTCCCCGGGCTTTCCGTGGACGACGGCGAACTCTTGTACTTGGGCCAACGTTGGGATAATATGTCCGGGTCGCAACAATTACAAGTCGCGACGGCTATCGTTCGCAAGCTCAAGCCAGATTGTGGCTTCGTCTTAATAGACAAGTTAGAACAGATGGACCAGATCACCCTCGCAGAATTCGGCGCGTGGCTAGAGCAAGAAGGCTTACAAGCTATCGCAACGCGCGTTTCAACGGGTGGAGAGTGCTCCGTTATCATCGAGGACGGGTACAGCGTCGCACCCGAAACAATCGCACAGCCTCAAGGCTGGCAAGGCGGTTTTTAAAAAAGAAAGAAGGAAAAATCATGAAAAAAACAGAAAAATTTATCGTTATTCGTAGCACAGAAACAGGTCAATATTTGATAAAGTACAAAAACAATGAAGGAGCTTTTGCATATAGCGCAACTTGGTCGAAAGACTTGCAAGATGCTGCAAACAACGATATTAAATCACTAGAAAGATACGGCGACAAAATGCAGAAAACGGCTGAAATGTTCGGGGGTGAATTGCTCGTCGTCAATGCAACGTATGAGCTCAAAACGCTAGACGGAAAAGAGCCAGAAGATTTGACCGAAAAGATTATTAAATCAAAACGCGAAGACCTTAAGAACCTTCTTCGTGGGCTCTTAGAAAGCAATTTCGACGACAACGACGAGGAGGACTAAAAAATGCAGATCACAAGAGGAAGGAAAGCGCGGGCCCAGAAAGTCGTGATCTATGGCCCGGAAGGGATCGGAAAGTCTAGCTTTGCGAGTCAATTCCCGGATCCGGTGTTCATCGACACCGAGGGATCAACGGATAATATGGACGTGGCCCGTATGGACAAGCCAACAAGTTGGGCAATGCTCAAAAACGAGATCGCGTTTATCAAGGCGAACTCGGACGCGTGCAAGACACTAGTCATTGATACGATCGACTGGGCCGAACAGCTCGCGGTAGATTATGTATGCTCTCAGCACCAGAAAAACGGGATCGAAGATTTTGGTTGGGGCAAAGGCTATACATACGTCCAAGAAGAAATCGGGCGTCTATTGAATAGCTTGTCCGAGCTAGTGGACAACGGGATCAATGTCATTTTGACGGCTCACGCACAAATCAAGAAATTTGAGCAGCCGGACGAAATGGGATCATACGATCGCTATGAATTGAAGCTTGGGCAAAAGACCAGCTCAAAGACGGCCCCACTGGTCAAGGAATGGGCCGATATGGTGCTCTTTGCGAATTATAAGACTATCGTCATGACCACCGACACAGGCAAGAAAAAAGCTCAAGGGGGCGAACGTGTCATGTACACGAACCACCGTCCAGCATGGGACGCGAAAAACCGGCACGGCTTGCCAGATCAATTACCGTTCACTTATGACAGTATCGCTCATATCTTCAACACACCGGCTCCCGTACCAACTGAGCAACTGGCACCGGCTCCACAACCAGAGCCACAACCTCAAACAACGCCAGAACCACCAAAACAAAACATTAACGGACAATTGCAAGAGGTCGCTCAAGATGTGGCTCAAGAGATGGGACGAGTTCCACAAGCGGGACTCTTGCCGCAAGCGTTGATCGACTTAATGGCGCCGAACAACGTCACAGAAAACGAGTTGCAAGAGGTCGCTTATATTCGCGGACACTTCCCGATGGGAACGCCGATCGAAAACTTCCCGAGCAATTACTGGGATATGATCGTGGCGAATTGGGACGCTACGCTGGACGTCATTCAAAACCAAGTCCGGAAAGATCCAGAATTACCATTTAACACTAATAACTTATAAAAAAGGAGAAATTTCATCATGACACAACAACAATACAATAACAACTTTGAGCGCGAATTTGGTTGGGACGACACAATTCAAAAGGATACTGAATTTGTCTTATTGCCAGATGGGCTGTACTGGTTCACAGTTAAAGAATACGAGCGCGGACGTCACACACCGAACCCACAGAATCCCGGCAAGATCCCAGCTTGTCCGAAAGCGACAGTACACCTTACTATCGTAGCAAACGAAGGCGAAACAGAACTCCGCCACAATCTCTTCTTACACAGCTCAACCGAGGGAATGTTATCAGCGTTCTTTGGAGCTATTGGGCAAAAACGCAAAGGTGAACCGCTTCGTATGGATTGGAACGCGATCATCGGTAAAGTAGGAGTATGTAAGGTTGGATCTCGCGAGTACAATGGCAACAAATACAACGAAGTAAAAGGTATGATCTACGCTGAAGACGTTGATTATACAAAAGTATTGAACGCACAACCGGGACAACAAGCCCCAGCATACCAACAACAAGCCCCACAGTATCCACAACAACCAGCACAGGGAGGCTTCACAGGAGGGCCGTTCTAATATAGGAGGTTCTAAAGTATGGAGTTAAGGCCTTACCAACAAGAGGCACGGGAAGCCGTTCAGAAGGAATGGGCAGAAGGGAGAAAACGTACTCTTCTGGTCCTTCCAACTGGTACGGGAAAAACAGTCGTCTTTTCAAAGATTATTGAAGATCAAGTCAGAGAAGGGAAGCGCGTGTTAGTGCTCGCTCACAGATCCGAGTTATTGGATCAAGCAAGGGACAAGTTAAAGAACGCAACGGGACTCGGTACAGCACTAGAAAAGGCCGAAAGCACGTCAATAGGCTCTTGGTATCGAGTGGTCGTGGGATCAGTCCAGACTATGCAACGGGAAAAACGTTTAAGTCAATTCCCGCCCGATTGGTTCGATGTGATCGTGGTCGATGAGGCGCACCATGCTATATCAGACGGATATCAAAAAGTGCTGGGCTATTTTAAAGATTCGGAAGTCTTGGGAGTGACGGCCACGCCAGACCGGGGCGATATGAAAAACCTCGGATCGTATTTCGACAGCTTGGCTTATAAATATTCACTCGTACAGGCTATCAAAGAAGGCTATCTATCCAAAATTAAAGCCTTGACGATTCCGCTCGATCTCGATCTATCAAGCGTTTCAATGTCCGCGGGAGACTTTAAAGCGAGCGACGTCGGAACGGCACTCGATCCGTATCTCGTACAGATCGCGGACGAAATGGCCAAGTATTGCAAGGATAAGAAAACAGTCGTCTTTCTTCCGCTAGTAAAGACAAGCCAAAAATTCCGCGATATCTTAAACGAGCGAGGATTTAAGGCGGCCGAAGTCAACGGTGAATCGAAAGATCGGGCCGAAGTGCTCGAGGACTTTGAAAAGGGACGGTACAACGTCTTATGCAATTCTATGTTACTAACTGAGGGCTGGGATTGCCCGTCGGTTGATTGCGTGGTCGTGTTACGTCCGACAAAAGTCCGAGCGCTCTATTCACAGATGGTTGGACGTGGGACGCGCCTCTTCCCCGGAAAAGAAGAGCTCCTTCTTCTCGATTTCTTATGGCACACGGAACAGCATGAGCTATGTCGCCCGGCTCACTTGATAAGTGAGAGTCCGGAAGTCACAAAGAAGATGGTCGAAAACATGGAAGAAGAAACAGGCGTCGTGATTGATCTTGAGCAGATGGAAGTTAAGAGCGCGAAAGACGTTGTCGCAGAACGTGAAGAAGCTCTCGCGAAACAACTAGCAGAAATGCGGAAACGCAAGAGAAAGCTCGTCGATCCGCTTCAATTCGAAATGTCAATTCATGCGGAAGATCTTTCGAACTATGTTCCTAATTTTGGCTGGGAAATGGCCCCGCCGTCGGATAAACAACTCAAGGCCCTCGAAAAGTACGGTATATTTACCGACGAAGTGGGTAACGCTGGGAAAGCAAATCTCTTGCTTGACCGTTTGAACAAGCGCAGAAACGAAGGACTTTCAACGCCGAAGCAGATCCGCTTCCTTGAGAGTCGAGGCTTCCGAAATGTCGGAATGTGGAACTTCGAGAGCGCGAGAAATATGATTGACCGAATCGCCGCTAACGGGTGGAGAATACCGCACGGAATCAGAGCGAGCGAATACTTGCCAAACTAACAATAAGGAGAAAAAACAATGAAAACTAACAAATTAACACTTTTGACAGTCGCTACTATTGCGACAGCTACACTTGGAATTAAGGGAGTAAATGCCGATGAGTCTGATCGAGGAATCACGCCAGAGACTGCAACAATTGCAACGAACCAAAACGGAGAAGCAAGCGGAACTGAATCAGCTATTTCAACAACGAAAGCAAATCAACCAGCAAATTCTAACAATGACGCGGGAGCAGGAAGCGCTGAAGCTGAGAATAAGGGAGGAGAAGGACTTCCAACAAATATTACAAAGGACGGAGATCAAATTCGAGTAGAAAACCCAAACGTGTCAGTGGAGCAACCAGAAGGCAATGGACGGTACACTCCATTTAAGGTCAAATATGATGTTAAAATCCCAGATAACATTGAGGTAAATGAAGGTGACAAGGTTACTTTTGATTTACCTCAAGAAGTCAAGTTTCAAACCTCATACGAGTTTGATGTGCATAACCCTGAAAAGGCTGTTGTTGGTAAAGCTACAGCAGACGCAACAGCTAACAAGGTGACAACTGTATTCAATGATTACTTTAAGAATCACCTTCTTAACAAGAGCATGAGTCTAGAACTAGACGCAAGTTGGACCGATAAGGTTGTTTCAGGGAAACCTGTAAACGTTAATTTTAATGGCACAGTTGTGACTGCTAATGTTGGTTCTGAAGGAGTCATCGGTAAAGATGAGCTTGTTACTAAATGGGGAGAACAAGACAAAGCAGACCCTACTGTTATCAATTGGACAGCACGAGTTAACTATGCTAAACGTGTCCTAAATTATGTGACTATCATTGATGAAATGTCAGAAAATCAAAAGTTAGTTGATAACTATTTTGAAGTGAAGAACATTGAAAGTTTGGATCCTTGGATTGATAAAGGGTCAGCCATGGACTTGGTTAAGTCAATCAGCAAGTCAGACCATGGTTTTGAAATCAAAATGGATCGCTTGGATCACATGATCAGATCGGAAGAGCACACGTCTGAACTCCAGTCACCACGATATCTCGTATGCCGTCTT